TAGTAGTATCTGTATTAGGCATAATCTCCTCCAGTAATTGTGTTTTTATCATCTCATTAGCACCAGACTCGAATCCTATTCTGCCACCGTCTTTTCTACCACCAAAGAAGTTTTGTAAGTAACCTGCATACTCTTCTTTTTTTTCGTCTGCTTGTGCTTGGTTATACTCTTCTTCTGTTAGATCAACCCCTTGATCTTTAGCTAAAGCTAAAGCCTCCGCATAAGATGCTGCAGCGGTTGCTGCTGCTAATACTGCATTTTTGTCAAGCTTACCATTTGTGTAAAACAAAGCTTTACTTCCTCTTTTTAAAAGATCCAAAGCTGCATCTGTTTTTTGTGTTGCAGATGTATCAAAACTTACAATGGACTTAAATGAATCCATTGCAGATCCTCCAGAAGATACAACATCAGGTTTTGGTTTAGGTATTGTAGTATCAAGACCTTGAACTTCTCCAATTGGTTCTCCTAATTTAAATCCTGTTTGAGCTCCAAAAGGAGAACTAAATCCTCCTTTAAATCCTTCTAGTCCACCTCTAAATGCTCCACCGTCTGCAGCAAAAGGATTGCCTTGAAATCCTGCTCCACCTAAATATCTAGCACCTTGACCAAGTCCATAAGTTAAAGCTCCACTTTTTAAGGAGTCTCCAATACGTCCTGTTTTATCAAAGCTACCAAGTCCTGACATTGCTGCTGCAACTGCCGGGTTAAATGGTGCAACGAATGGTGCTGCTTTTGTTGCAATTTCTGCTACTTCATTAGGTATAATTTTTCTAACAAACTTTTTAAGTTTGCTACCTAAACCAAATTTTTCTCTAGGGGCAACTTGCATAATGCCACCATCTGCTCGTAATTGTCTGTTCATTAAAGATCTAGATATCGCCATAATTTAAATAAATTTATATTGTTAAGCAGGCGTAGAAATCCTGTAAATGTGATACTTTATTTGATTTTTTTAGTGTCGTCAACTGCTTTGAGAGGCTTAGTTGCTTGTTCTAAATCGTCTCTAAAACGACCACAATAAGAGTATTCTCCTACATGAGTTATGTAGTCATCTATATAGCCATATACCTTACCACCTAGATCTGTCCACCTTTGACAAAAGCCGAAGTCTTCACCAAAGTAACGTTTAGTAACAGGGTCGTGTAAAGTATCAAATAGATTGTACATATTATCTTTTTTCTCTTCTTTACCATTAATATTAGTGGGTTGAAATATTTCTAAGTGAGGGTATTCTTTAATCATCTTTTCAAGAACTTCTCTTTTAATTAACATACATCCAGTGGGGGCATGAGTTAGTTCCATAAGTCCTCGGTCCACGGTAATTGAATTAGGGTCCTCTACTTTAACAGGGAAGGTAAACCCTGCTTTGGCTAGATCATTAGCATCATTAATAGCGCTTTGTTTTAAGGTATGTCTTCTCCATATTTTATCCCAACTTAATATCTTCATAGGGTAAGGTACCCCAATAATATCTTTATCAAACTCTAACATTTTAAAAATAGTCTCAGCATTAAAATCAATATCCGAATCAATAAATAATAAATGAGTATAGTTGTCTTCGTGGCTTAACATTTCAGCAACACATAAATTCCTACCTTGAGTAACCAAAGATGATTTTAATAATGTAAAGCTTACTTGTATTTTTTTAGCCCAACACGCTTGTTGAAACTTTAATACTGCTTGTGTGTAATGCATACTAACATCACTATGACAGGGAGTGCCTACCATTATTCTATAAGGGGATCGATCTCCTATATTTATTTCGGTTACGTTATTTTCTACTTTATTGGTTTTAATGGTTTGATAAGTATCTCCATTCGGAGTTACTGTTTTGTCCTGGTTGAACCATATAGGTTCATTTGGCTTTGGCATTAATTGCTCCTTGTAAAAAGTTAGTCCATGAAGCAGCTTGTTTATTCCAAGAATAATAAAACTGTGTATAGCTAGCTTGTGTGGTTAAATGGTCTTGTATTACTTTTTCATGAAGTGTTGCTGATGCAGCATCTATGCCATAAGCAAATTTTTCAGCTAAGGCTTTGTAATTACTGTCATAAGGAATATACATTGGAAACTCGGCGCCTGTTTCAAACAGAGCTCCATAGTTTGTTACAATACTGTATAATCCAGCAGACATTGCTTCTAATAAAGATATACATGAAGTCTCCTCAAATATACTTGGATACACATACATATTATAATTTTTTATATTTTTTCTTATGTACTCATTTGGTTTATAACCAATGTAATTCACATTAGGTAAAGACTCCGCTTGATCGTAAAGAGCTTTGTAATCTTTATCATTTTTATCCATAAAATCTTTGCCATAAACTTCACAAGATGAATATACATCTAAAGTAATTAATGGGTTTTTAACTAGCTGCATTGCACCTAACAATACAGACAAACCTCTCCAAGGAGTGTTTTGATGTATGATTTTTATAGGTTGTCCTTTTTGATAAGGTTGTGATTGTTCTATTTTGTCTACACCGTTTTTTATAACAATACATTTTTCGGGGGGTAGACCAAACATCATTCTAAATTTTTCATGATTCCAATGAGAATTAAATACATACCAATCGTACTTATGGTGATTAGCTTTATTTTTAAACCAAGGATATAAATTAGGTTGATCGTAAGAATTTTTTTGCCAAAGTATATTTACTTTGTTGGGATCTAATGGAACTTTACCTGGTATTGAAGTACAAATTTGAACTTTGTCCAATAAGCTTTTGTCTACATATTTATTTAAAAAACTTAATTGTAATTCAGTTCCACCTTTAGGTGTTTGATTTCTTATTTTCATTCATGACTTTCTGTAAAACATTCAATCCTTTCGGGGACACCTGTACTGTTAAATCTTGAGCAATGTGCTCTGCAACTGTTTCAGTATTAGGATCAGCTATGTCAGCTTCTTTCTCTGCTTCATCTTTATATATTTTATTTGTTCTAGTATTTCTCAACACTACTGTTGTAGTGCAATCTATTTTTAAAATATTATCATCCATTTTGATCCTCTCTGCTGATTTCCAATATTGATAGTGTAGCACTTATAGCAGATGTCGTAGAAGATTCAATAGCAATTGAATCATTTTCCTCTAGAATTATTGGACCCTTAGCTAAATTACAAATAGTAGGACCTGTTACAGAAGCATATGCAACAACAAAAGAAGTGGATGCAGAGCTATCTGTTACATGAGTTTTAACTACTTTTGATCCTGATTCATTAGTTACTTGTACATTTTGTATAATTGCATTTGCATTACTTGGACAAGTATATGTTGTTACAGCTGTTGTAACTGTTGGATCATAGAATGCGTTTTTATAAAAGTTTGCCATTAATTATCTATGAGTATTAACTCAAATCCTCCATTACATGCTGATGCATTATTTGCAATTGCTTGAAAATCTATATCAGTTTTTTCTGTCACTTTGTTAATTGCAAACTTTCTCCAATTATTAAACCCACCTCTGGCTGATGCATATTCTTTAGCATTCCATGCAGCATCAGTTACGGTGTTGTCTCTAGTCATTAATCTAAATGTATGCTCACTATCTTTTGCAGATGAAAAATTAATATTTATAATAAACCCAGTTTTACCTGCAGGTATTGTATATAAAGCCATTAATGTTTGACCTTGTCCAATTGTGTTAAAACTAATTTGTGCAAGTAAATCTCCAGAAGTTGTATGATTCATAGTGATGGTTCCTTCGTTAGTTTCACTTGATCCTGCTGTAACTACTCTTGCTCTAAATACTCTCAAAAAGTTTCCTGAAGTTGTAACAGTTGATAGTCCATCCATAGTAACTGTTTCTGTTAAGATGTTCCAAGAAGAATCTAATCCTTGTATTTCAATAGTTCTAGCACCTGTGCTTCCGTCATCATCATTTGCATCATTACTTACAACATCTAAAGTATCAGCAGCTGTTGGCCATGGATATAAATTACTACCATCCCAAATAGTTTCAAATCCCGTTGATTTAATATCTGGATTAGAACCAAATTTAGAAACATTTGTGTAACCAGTAAAATCACCTTTAGCAACTGCAAGAAAAAAATCTATATCACTAGTACCTGGACTAGTTCCACCTGTTGTATTTACATTATTACATGAACTCATTAGCAACCAAACCTTGAATTAAACCATGTAAATCTTTCTAATTCTTTTCTTAAATCATCTTGAAATGAAAAATTAAGTTGGTCTTTTAAGGTAGACAAAGATTCTAAAATTTGTCTTTGATTCTCCACATCATATTCTTGTTTTGGTTCTGGTATGTATGAAGTTATTTTAGCCATTATCTTCTTCCATCTGGTTTAGCATCTAATCGCAATGTTCCATAACGCCAAGTTTCACCTACAGCATCATTCTCTATTTTAAGTGCCACTAGTCTTCCTCTAGCACGTGTATCTATTTTATCAGTAGATGAGGTTACTGTAAAGGGTCCAAGAGGTGAGCTTGCAGCTGTATCACTTGGATAATTATTTACCAATATAGTAATTTTTGAATTACCAGTCAGCACTTGAAAGTCGGGTATAAATCTTTTAACTGACATTATGTACTCACCGTCTCCCTGTAAGTTAGCAATATTATTAGAGTTAGTAATATCAAAATCACCGGATTGAATGTAGGCATCGATTGATGTTGTACCTGATGAATTTACTTGATCGGTTCCGGTTTCATGAGCATAGTAAGTTGATGCACCATAAGTTGCTGTAATACCTTGTATTGGGAAATTAGGTAAAGCAGTTTTATTATATTCAGTTGCATAGGGCAAATCAAAAAGTCCTTGATCTATGTAAGATGTTCTAGCCAATGATGATGTAGTCCAACAATTTTCTCCATAATTATAAGTTACACATCTATTAATTTGTTGAGATCCAAACTCAGGATAAAACCAATTAATTTCATTATACAGAGTATTATGCTCTGCATAAACTAATTGATTTGAACTTTGGTTAATTCCTAAATTATCTCCTGTAGTTGTAAATACAAAGTCTTCAACTTCACAAGGAATAGCTTTTACAGTACCATCAAACATAAAAAACCCACCTTCACCCGACATCCAAAACACAATACCATTAGAATAACTAAGTGCATTTTGTCCAATCAATCCACAGTTAGTACCCACTTGTCTAACACTAAATGTAAATGGTGGTCCAACATATTGAATGACATATGCAGATGAATCCGTTAATACTAATGTATAGTCTTTACCAGATACGGCTCCAATAATTTCGTTACCTTTATCTAATCTAAATGTTCCTGCAGTGTTAGTTGCTGTGGGTTGATATACATTAAAATTTTCTTGGTCACTAAATCTTATAAACATTGGATCTTGAGTCGTTGAATCACCAATCGTTGTTTCTGTACCAAAATGAAATACATGTCTATCTCTATCTGATACTTGAGTCAGTCTTGTTTTAGTAGGAGCACCAGACATAACAACTGCTCTGTTTGCTCTAGGAGTTGCTGCTCCTGCGTTCCATGTAAATGTTTTACCATTATGAATAGTTGCAACAAGTATTTGACCAAAGTTATCTAAAGACCATAAACCTGGATCCAGAACCACGTTACTGGTTGTACTTGCAGTTCCCCATGTGCTTGAGCCCCAGGTATCTGTACCCCAACCTAAACCAGCAGTTTGAAAAGTAGGACCAACAATTTCATATGGATCAATTTGTGCTAAACCGGTATTAGACGTGGTTCCAGCTGAATTAGAAGGCATAATAATTTCAAATGTATTTGCAGTTTTATTTCTTACTTCAAAAGTATTATCTTCAAAATCAGATGTTGCATAACCTGAACCTGTTGGAACCGTAACAGATGAAAATGTTACATATCTTCCATCTAATAATCCATGTGCTGTTTTATTTACGGTAACTGTAGCAGAACCGGATGTTGCATCAAATGTCGCTCCAGTAATAACATCATCATCTAAAGGGGTAATATCAAAAAATTCGCCTTCATAATATAAAAACAAACCTTGTGAGGTTCCTATTGCTACGTATTTTTCACCAGCAATAGATGTGAAAGCATGTTGTGCTCTTGCTACACCAGGCAATGTATTATTTGAATTAGTAAGTTGTGACCAACCACCTATTTTTTCAGGTAAACCATATCTAAATCTAACAAAATCGCCATCAACCCATTGAGACTCGGCTCCTGAATCTGTGACCATTTTGTTAAAACCAGGTTTAAAATTAAGTTTTTGTAACATAATATATTATAAAGGAGACAGGGGGTATGTGGTGGTGCCCTGCCTCCATTATAGTATACACTATAAATCTATAGTATCAACTCAGTTAAATTACTATTTGAGCCTATTGTACCTTTATAAAAAGTATTAAAAGCTAAGCTTATTCTAGTATTATTTCCTTGTTTAGTATCTACTTGATGAGTGGTTGATGATGGAAACATTATTAATTGACCAGTTTCTAAAGCAAACCACCAAGTTTCAGAGTTCCATATATTAAAATCTTTTATTTCAGGTTTTATTTGCTGGTAACCCACTGGATTTGTAAATTTAA